TCTAGCTGTTCTTTTTATTTCTTTTTCTCTAGCCTTTGGGTTCTTAGCACCACGCACATATTTTTTAGGTACACCACCTTTTGTCTTAGGTACTTTTGCGAACTTCCTTTTCTTTTTGACTGCCATTGTTTGTCCTTAGTAAATGTGGGTTATCATCTAAAACCAGTACGGCTTTATCTAAGTCTGACTGCTTTAGAATATGGTCAAAATCTTTTCTGTATTTTTTGAGCCGCATCTTCAGCATCAATACTTTTTCTTCTAATTCTGTCACTTATCTTCAGTTTTCTTAGGAACAGATTTAGGGATGCAATAAGCCTTGACCCATATCCTCGAGTCTCCTGCCAGTGAGGGATCAAGGTTTTGTGACCTAATTTTACTAGCTGTTCGTAAGCAACTGTCCAAATCACTATAGTATACGCTTTCTTGAACAGTTCCAGACAGGAATACAACCAATAGCCATGTCACTTATTTTCTTGCCATCCAGGCTGTTGTACCCATGTAAGTGCCAACGATACCTGCACCAGATATATAGAGTAAGTTGCTGATATCAGATAATGCGTTAATCTTTTCTATTGGCATAAAAAACATTGCAGCAGTAAATACACCCATGCCTATCAATGTATATCGAGCCATTCTAAGCTGTGCGATCTGCTTTCTAAGTTTTGACTCTGTTTCTTTTATTTCTTTTACATGAGACAGTTCTTCATCAGATACTATGCCATCACCATCTTCATCATATTCATTGAACACAGATTTTTTCTGTAACTTTTTCTGGGTCATGCAATAGCTTCCATTCTTTTAGCTAATCTTTCTGCTCTGTTAGTTACTTGCCTGTACCAACGGCTGTCTCTCATCTCTTCAGCAGCTTTCGGATAATTTTTGTTTATAATGTTATTTATCATTTTTCTGAATCTGCTAAATCTTGGCAGTCCGAGATTAAACATCATATTGCAACATATTAATTTTAATTCGTCATCCATGTCATCCCAATCTTCAAAGACCTTTTTACAGTCCTTAATAACTGACTTAATATCTTCTTCAAAAAGTTCTGTGCATCTATCTTCATCAACCTGAGTGCCTACAGGCTCATCAAACTCTGGCTCATCTTCTCTGCATAGATGCCCAATACCCACAGTTTTAAGTTGCAGATGATCAAGATACACTTCATACTTTACACCCTCATCAATAATGAGTTGCTGTCTTAGTTTTTCCATGTCCATGATTATTGCCCTTGTGACTGCTGAGACAACATTGTAGCTAAAAGGTTTATAGGAGAAAGCATAGTTCCTAAGTTTTGTGAACCAACAGCTTGCCCTGTTTGTGCTGCTGCCTGTGCAGGATTAATTAAAGCTGACAAAATTCCTGGTGCTGCATCTTTTAAATATTTCTGTGCAACAAACTTAATACCTTTTTGTGATAATTCTTTTTCAATAATTTTTAATTTTGCAGGATTTGTTTCTGTTAAGATTTTTGCCATTTCGTTAGCAATTTGTGTTTGTTGATCAATCTCAATGTTGTTAAAATCTTTTCTTATTGCTCTGTTTATTGCATCAGTAATTCCTACGATTGGATTAACTTCTGTCGCTTGCTCTATTTTTTTGACTACTGCTTGTCTTTGTGCAGTAGCAGAGTTACCCAAAACTGTTCTGCTTGTTTCTAACAAGGTCACTTCATCATTTAATCTTTTTATGAAAGCATCAGCAGCTTTAGCACCTTCATCACTTTGTGGAAATGTCATTTTAATTAATCTTATTCTTGCAGGTGATCTTAAAAGTCTTGAAACTGCTGTTGTTTCTGAACCTCTCTCAATTTCGTCAATAATTGCCTGCATTGCACCTAATCTAAACCCTTCAAGTTCAGATAAATCCATGTTGATAATTTCTTGTGATAACTCATTAGCGTTCATTTTTAGAAAGCCGTTACCTAATTTCATTGCATCGCCAACTGCTACACTACCTGCCCAAAAATTTCTTGCCTGTTTGTAACTATTGTTTTGTTCATCCATGATGTTAAGCAAAGCATTTTTTGTGCTTTTAGATGCGTTCAAAATTTCTTTACCTGAACCAGATGTTCTTACTGTGTAAATTTCATCATCAAGACCACGCTTAATTATATGCAGAAATCTTGTTGGAACACTTTTTACAACAGCACCATCTTTTGTAACAATTTGACCATTTTCATTTATGCTGAGATTAAAAAATTTGCCTTCCTCTTTTGCTAAATCAGTTGCTTTTAAAAACGCTCTTTGTATTGATGGTCTTTTTAATAATTCCTGTAATTCTTTGGTAACTTTAATTTTTGATTTGTATGCTCTTTTATAGAAAAAATCCCCCTTGCTAAATCTTGCTTGTTCTAAAGCATTTATCTCTTCATAATAAGCAGCCTCTTTACCAAAAGCCTTTACTAAATCTGAGGACATTCTTGCTAATTTTCCACTGTTTCTTTGCTTTAAAAAATTTTTAGTTGTTGCAGCACCTTTTCCTGGCAATACTTTTGTTGCGTCTAACAAGGCTCTAGGGTTTTCTCCTAAATCAGCTAATGTATATGGTTTTCCAGAGTTGTTTTTATTTATTACATAAAGGATAGCCTCTTCTACAGTTTTTGACTCATTTTCAATAGCCTCCTGTATTAATTTTCTAGCTTGTTGTTGTCCTATCCTTGTAGGGCCTTCAAAAAGTTTTTTAACATTTGTGCTTAAATTAGCTACTGGCTTTAAAAGTAAGTTTGTTAAAGGTGCAACAACTGCTCCTGATGCTGCTCCTACGGCTGCATCTGGTAATCTTGCAGTAGAAAATAAATCAGTGTCAGCTTCACTTGCACCAAAAGCGTATGAACCACCAAATAATGCACCAGTGCCAACAGTGCCAACATTACTTCCTCTTGTCAAAAGTGTAGGTGCAATAGCACCTGCTGCATTTTCAATATATTGTAAAATAGGTCTGTCTTTTTGTGCTTGCTCTACACCTGATTTCTCAATCAATAAAGCATTTTCATAACTTAAACCAGGTGTAAGAATACTATTTATATATGCACCAATTTCATCACTTGCTGCAAAGGTTGCACCTTGTAGAACATTTGCAATTAATGGATTGTTAAAAGCACCATTATTTATAGCTTCAAGAGTAGTCAAACCTTTTTGTGTTATTTTTCCATCAGCTTTTGCAATTTCTAAATTTTGTTGCAATTCTTTTAATTCATCTACTTTGCTCATGGTGTAACCAATCCTTGCTGTTGTAATGTATCGTTTTGATTTGGTTGTGGCACATCTTGCCCAGTAATATTTTTAAATTTTTGTGTTAATTGATTATATGAATCTGTAAAAAGTGGGTCAGTTTTGTAAAAATTTAAAAGAGCATTTCTTGTTAGAAGTGGAATTTTTGCAAAATCAGTTTGTTTACCAACCTCTTGTAATATAAAATTATTTACAAAGTTTGCTGTTGCTATATCTCTTGTTTGTTTTAGTTTTAAAGCTTCAAGAAGAAATAAATTTCCTGCTACAGATTTACTTAGATTTGGCTGTGCAGCAACTACAAATTGTAAATCTAAATCTGTTGGATTTCTTCCTAATTCTTGAACCAATGGTAGAATAATTTGATTTGTAAATGCTTCAAAAGCATCTGTTCCTGCTACACCTTCAACTTTAAAATTTGGATCAAAAAATTGCCCTATTTTATTAATTGTATTTAGGTTTCCTGACATAAAACCTGATTGCACAGTTCCATCATTTAAAAAATCAATCATCAGTTGAACTTTATCTTGTGTGTTTTGTGCTTGTGCCGCTACCTTAAAAAAGGTTTGATCCATTGTATTTGTAGCAGCGTAGCCTTTTTCACTGCCAACACCTGTGCTTATGCTAATATTTTGACCTCTCTTTTTAGCATTTTCGAGAATAAAATTTTTAAACTCATCTGTGCCAGGTACTAAATCTGCATCTAAAGCTGCTTGTGCTAAAGCAGATCGTTTTGGTTCAGGAGCATACTCTATTGCTGTCACTTGTTGATCATCAGCATTAAATCCTGCTTGCCCAACAATATTTCCATTTACATCAAGAATATCTTTAAATATTGGTGGTGGCGTTACAGTTAAATTTCTTGTTTGTATTTGTGCTAAAGCATTAAGTGCTTCTGTTGGGCCAGAGGTAGATGCAATGTTTTGTACAATAGGTATGATCGGACTATCATCTGGCAACTGTGCTAGCTGTGTATTTAAAGCATTTGCAATATTAGCACTTTGAATATTCTGTTCTTCAATTCTAGTTGCCTCCTGCCCCTCTAATCTATCCAATGCCCTCTTCTGTAGCATTGCACCAACAAGACTCTGTGACAGCCTTCCTATGCCCTCTAATGGTGTTCTTACTGGGCCACCTCTCATGCCTTGCTGTAAGAGTGTGTTTGATAATGTGTTTCTTGGGTCTAACTGAAAAGCACGATTGAGGTCTTGGAACTGAAATGATGGCCCTTGCCCCTGTGCCATAGGTTGTGCCATTGGCTGTTGAGGTTGTTGCATAGGCATCATGTTTGCTGCATTTCTATTAGCAGCCATTGCACCACTAAAAGGCTGTACTTGTTGCATCAAAGCTTGTCCAAGATTTAACTGGTCAAGCTTTGGTAGTGGTAATCGTCTTTGTCCAAATGTTAATCCTGTTGTCATTCTTTACCTCAACTTAAAATGTATGCAGAGCCAAGTGATCCTGCCAGATCAAATAACCCACCTAAACCTGATGCTCTATTAGCCATGCCCTGATTAAATGCGTTAGCTGCCGCACTCTGTGCCAACTGATTTGCACCTAATGTATTCACTGCACTTGGAGCAAAGAATGTTGGTTGCTGTATCTGTGGGCCACCAAGTAGGGCTGCTAGTTCATTAAACTGTAGATTTCTTAATCCTAGTCTTTCATTTAGCTGTGCCTGTCTTGCCATGTTGCTTAGTTCATTTGCTCTTAACTGGTCAGCTATCTGTTGCTGTCTGGCTGCGTTCTGTTGTGCAACATTTGCGGCTTGTTGACCAAATGCCTGTTGTTGTCCTGCAAGACCAAACTCACCTTGTGCTGCCGCTTCTCTGAATAACTGCCCTCTGGCTGATGATGCCTGATTAAATAACCTTTGTGCTTCCTGTCCACCTGCAAGGTCTGCTGATTGTGCCAACCTCTGTTGCTGCTCTCCCTGCTGTCTTTCTAACCTGTCTATTGCAGAGTTGTAAGCTTCACCACCAATCGGCAAACCTCTGTCAGCCAAGTTCTGTTCTAGCTGATCTCTCTGTCTTGTAAACTCAGGCTGTAACAATCCTAACTGTCTGTCAAAAACAGATTGCGTTACCTGCCGTCTTGTAGCTTCAAAGTCTGTTGGAAGTGTTGGTAAATTATCAGGAACATTTAATGATGTAGGGCCAGTTCCTGCACCTGGCAGTTGTGATTGGAATGCAGGTAAGTTTGTTGCATCCTGAAAAGAGAATGAAGGTAAATCAGATGTTGTTACTGGGCCTGTAAATGGATTAGTTGGGTCTAACTCTTGAGGTGGGTTTATACCTACTTCACCTTGTTGAACTATGTCACCAACAACATTAGCCCCTTGTCCAGGTGCTATGGAAGTATCTGTCGGCAGTCCTAATCTTTGAGCTGCTGTAGCTCCTAAACCAAGACCAACATTCTCCTGTAACATTCTTAGCTGTGACTGAAAAGGTGTCTCCTGTGTAAAGGCAGCAGCAGAACCTCCTTCTGGCACTTGCCCTTGCACAAACTGTCCTTGATCTCCTACACTGCCAAATAGCAGATTACCATAAGGCGTAAACTGTGTTATCCTGTTCTGTGCAGCATCCTGTTGGATTAACTGGTTTGGGTCTGGTACTGGGGGGGCTGTCGGTCTTGATTTTCCCATTTTTTATTTTCCTTTATTTTCAACCATTTACATTCTTTTCTTAACATACCAAGTAAAACAGCATCATCTGGTGGAAACATCTTTCTTAATGTTCCTTCCTTCTGAAAGCCTAGTTTTTCTGCTAACTTGATTGATTGTTTGTTACCATCTTTGACAGTAACCAAAATTCTGTGGCAGTTGCATTGTACAAATGGATAAGCAAACAAGGCATATAGTATTTTTCTGTTACACCAGTTCTTATCTGTTATTGCTATACTTGCCTCTATCTGCCCATCTCTTAGATTATGGTATGCAACTCCTGCTATAAGTTTCTGATTTTTAATAACTCCTATAGCTTTGCAATCAAAAAAACTTATGTCAGATATCTTTGACTGTAGCCATGCAGATACATAGTCATCTCTATTTAATAATAATTGTATCATTGCTGTCCTTTAAGAAAGTAAGCAAACCATGCGACAACCAGTAAACCTCCAACAATTACAATAACTAATATTGAAATCATTATATTGCGTATTAGACGTTCAAAGGCTTTCTTCTGTTCTTCTTTAGCTTCCTGTCTTTTCTTTCGAGCCTCAGACTGATATTTGACCCAATCATTGTACATACCAGGTCTGCCATATAGCTGTAATATTTCACGCAACTCTTCTTTCTTCTGTGCGATTTCTTCAAGGTGCATAAACTCTTCAAAGTCAGCAGTATCTTTGCCCAGTAACTTACTGAACATACTGTTCTTTTTTGCGTTTGCTCTTTCCCTGATATCCTCTTCAGCAGTTACGAATTGTGCGATACTTTTCGCAGCTTTTGAAAGATCATGCCCATGGGCAATAGTAGTTTTTATTGTTCCTATGGCAGCATTAATTGCTGCGAGTTCAACAAGCATTTGTTCACCTTTCTAATTAATTTAGAAGTATTGCGAACAAACTTGCAGCACTGCCAAAGACAGTAACTGTGCTTGCTAATATAAGCCCTTCCATTCTAAAAATTCGTTTATCCATTTTTTCAAGCTGTGACAAAATAGACTGATAGCGTACTTCACATTCTCTTTCATGTGACTTCAAATCACTATCAACAGTTTGCACAGATTTTCTTGCCATTACTCAGCCGCTTGTGGTGCTTCCAGTTCCTGTTTAAGGGCATTGTAATATGTATTCTTTGCTGTAACTAACTGCTCTAAATCTTTCTGTGCATTGACAATTTTTCTCTGTAAGTCATGGCAGTGTTCGGCGTATGACCTGGCTTTGTCTGACAAATCATCAAGTTTATATTCTTCATTATCTATTGTAATTTTGCTCATACAGTCTGACTTTCTGCCCAAGTTTTATAGGCTGCTTTTACATCATTAGTCCAAGCTGCATTTGCAATAGCCTGTACATCTGCATCTTCACCACTTATGTCTGTAGCAGTATGTGTCCATTTACCATCACTGTCTTTTGTTGAAGTAAATGGTGTTAAAGCATGACGATGAAAAGAGCGTGTTAGTTCTTTTTTAGAACCATCTGCTTGTTCTTCCATTATCTTTGTTGCTTGACGAACTTGAATGTTCCATTTTGATACGACTTCTATTTTGTCGTTTTCGTATGCTTTGGTTATATCGCCATTTGCCATTTTATTTCTCCTTTTTAGGCTTCCAACTCTAGCAATCCACTAGAGTATTCCTTTATGCAGTTTTAAAAGAGTGGTTAATTGAAAGAAAACTTGAAGAACTTAAACCTGCATTAGTAAGAATTGCGTTTGCAGCATCGTCAAAATCCATATATACATACAAAGTAGAACTACCACCCTCTTGCTTCCCATAAACTTGTACTGCATTTGAAGTAAGGTCAACGCTGTATGCTCCTATAATAGAAACTGATTCAGCATCTTTAGTTCCACTTGTGTTTGCAGCTGCTGTAAATGGCATAGTAAAAAATACGTGATTTGTTCCTGAAACACTATTCACACCACAAGTAAAACTAACATAGCACCTGTTACCAATTTTTGTGTAACTGCCACCATTAGAATCTGACGCAATACTTAAATTTGCATTTGAACTAACAGTAAATACACCTTCTTCATAGTCGTCTAGTGTGTTGCTATCTGTGTTAGATGTTACACCTAGATTAATGCCTTTGCCTGCTGTGCCAAATATTATATCACCAAGACTTACTTTTACATCACCTTCGTGGTCTATGTTTAATGCTTCTCTAGTGCCAACAGAATTTTTTGTAATATGGAATTGTAATTCACCGTGACCAGTTGAACTACTTTCATCATGTGACCTTACAATCGCCATTACATTATTTTGATAACCTCTAAAATTTAAATCCATATTTAAAGGTGAACCAGAACTACCTGCTTGTTCATTAGTTGTTAAATCTAAATCTGCACCTGTAGGATTAGCTAATCTTAAACCTGTATCAGCAACATGAGTTAAGGTTACGTCAGAATCAGCACCAAAAGATAGCACAGCACTATCACTTAATAATTTAAGGTCATCTCCAATAACTGCATCTTTAGCTACAGATAATCCGCCATCTGTTTGTAATGAACCATCTGTTGTAGAAGTAGCATCTGTAGTATCGTCTGTTTTTAATACACCGCCAAATGTACCAGTACCACCACTTATTGCACCAGTTGTAGTTATCGTTGATGAACCAGTATCTATATTTCCAAAACCGCTTGTGATTGATCCACTATCTAATGCACCTGTTGTAACAATGCTTGAACTACCTGCAGCAGCAGATGCACCTATATCTGATAAAACCTCACTAGCTGATCTGCCTTCAATGCTTGTACCATCAACTCTTAGAAAATCATTATCTGCAATACCACTTGTAGCAACCAAAACATTACCATTTGATATACCTGTTGATAATGTCGCTGTCGTTGTTATGGCACTACCATTCAATGTCATAGCATCTGCTTCTAAAGTACCATCAAAATCTCCATCTACAGCATCTATATTGCCTTTAAATACTGTGGCCGTTACTGTACCTGTGCTTGGATTATAAGAAAGGTTGCCATCCATTTCCAAACCAACATTGCCAGTGCTGTCAGTAGCACCTTCGACAAAAGTAATAAGATTTTCTTCGTTGGTGCTTTCATTGTCAGTCACTAGCACATGAGCAGAGTTTGTAGCATTTGTAACTGTAACTCCTGCAATGACTGTATTAAGTGCTGTTCCACCAACTGTTATCGCATCAGCTTCAAGAGTGCCGTCTATATCTGCATCACCTGATACATCCAGGCTACCTGCATCAAGTTCACCAGTAAGTGTAATATTTCTAAATGATGCAATGTCTTTGTTAGCATCTACAACAACTGCTTTACTAGCGGCAACTGTACCTGCGGTAATACCATCAAGCATCTCTAATTCTGCTTCTGACAATTCTGCACCAGAGCCTAATGTTAAATTACCACCAACAGTTAAATTACCTGCAACTGCTAATGTAGAACTGGCAACTGTTGAATTAGGTGTATGTGTGAGGTAAGTAACAAAGCTTCCTGATATTTTGCTTGCTAGAGTAAGTGTACCACCATCTGCAATACTCAGTTTGTGTTGATCTGCATTGTCATCGCCCTGATCAGATTTCAGTACAATACCTAATGCAGCACCCTCGACTGCCGCAGCAATCTCCAGACTGTCATTTGTGGTTTCATCATATTGGATTGTAATATCGGAGTTTGTGCCAAGAGTAATGGCTTTGTTGTCAACAATGGATATGCCAAAGGCAAAAGGTACTACGGCTGTAGTTGTCTGTGTACCATCTTTTAATATGGCTGTTGACAGTGCTGTAGCTATACCATCAAACTCTGCATCAGTCCTTGAAGCCTGTATTTTGATCCCTGCATCTCTGTCTGATGTAAAGTCATGCACCCTTGAAAATGTACCTGAACTGTATGGCATTAGAATGGCCCTCCTGGTGTAAATGTAAAGTTAGCAGCAATAAAACTGACTGCTTGTGTACTTGAAGCAACCTTAATTCTCAAAGCTGCACTCCTTCCTAACTTACTTGTTGATTTTCTTCTTTGTGTTATGCCTGCACCTGCGGTGTCTGCCCAGTAAAAATCATCCCATGTAGCAACATCCCATGTGGCTAACTCAGATGCAAAACTTGTTGTGCTTAGATTAAGTGCTGCTACAGGTTCTTGATCAACTGCAATACCAAAATCAAAGCTTACTGTTGTGCTTGCTTCTAACATTGGTGCAACAGAGGTAAATCTTTTTATTGATGCTCTGTCACCAAAGTAATTAAATGCTGTGGCAACATCACCTGTGATAGCTGCATCTACATCAGCAGTACCACCTATTTTAAATACAACACCTGATCCACCGCCAAAGAAAGTATCACCATTAAACTGCCCCCAAACTCTTGCAGGTATAGAATCAAAGTTACACCAGGCATTTATGATAGGGTTAAAAACGTGCTGATTATATGGGTCAACACCATCACCTGTTGGATAATTAAAAAATATCTTTGTACCATCTGGGCTGACAAATGTTTGCCACCCTGTCGTTGTACCTGTCAAAGCTACCTGAGCAATCACTGTACCTCTTATCTTTTCTGATAAGGCTGCCGCTCTTTGTCCTATGATATCGTTTTTGATAACCTGTGATAATGCTATGTAACCTTCTTTGGTTGATACAGCTATATCACCACCAAACTTTGCTATACATCTTGGCTCATTAATCGGCTCTGCAATTCTAAATGTACCAATCAGACTAAAACCGCTGCTTGGGTTTGAACCACTATATATAAGCACCTGACCTGATGCCAGTATGATTGCCAGTAGATCATCAACACCCTCACCGCCATCTATGGTTACTGTACCCATAGAAACAATATTACCGCCTTTGTCAGCTACTACAGATAAATCAAAAACTGTAAAGTTACCTGCAAATGTGTCTACTGTTGCTGAATAATAAAACTTCTGATCTGTACCTCTAAAGTAATAAATTCTGTTTTTATGTGCATGAACACCTTTAATTGTGCCTTGAGATGAACTGTCAGATAATGTCAGAGATATATCTGATGCACTACTGCCATCCCATGAAAACTGTTCTGCACCATTAACAAATATTGTCTTGCCATTAAATGCAGTTGTCTGAAATCTGCCATTTGACAAACCTGTTTTTTTACTGACTGCACTGCCAGTATCTATCTGATAGAGAACACCATCTGCACCCACAGCCAAGAGTTGTCTGTTGCTCCCTGCATTATGCTCAACCAATGTTTCTACATCACCAGAACCAATACCAGTACAGAAACTTGTATAGCCTTCTCTGAGTGTAAGCTTTTCCACAGTTGGGAAAAAGTTGTTCATAACAATCGCATCTGTTGGCTTCATCAAGTCTATAGAATCACGACTGTTAAGACCTCCAAAAGGTGCAGGTACAGATGCTGATTTGACTTTATATCTGCTTGCTGTTCTTAAAGGTTGTAACATTAACTCAAGCCGTAATTGCCATCATTTAAGTTGTAAGAGTATGGTGATACAATCAAACGTCTTGCATCATCCATTTGCAGAACTGGTGCAGAGCCATTACGAGCAACAGCCTGTCGAACCTCTAACTGGTATTGCCTGTAATCCTCTGCATAATCTAATCCATGAGCAGCCTTGAAACGCCAGGTTATGCCCATTTCCATTGTTGATTCATCAAGTATGCCCACATCTGTATCTGCTGCCCACGCAGCTTGCCCACTCCCACCAGATGACTGACAGAACTGTGTTGATACATATTCAAAACCTATAGTCTGTGTTGATGAAGGTGTTGGGTCTATCTCAAACTTTAATGCACCTGATGCTGCTTTTAATCTAAACTTTTCTGTTGTGCCTTGTGAGGCAGTGCCATGATTAACTAACTGATATTCAGAACTGCTTATTGGCCCTGTCATAATATCATTATCTGATCTGTTGTATGATGTTTCTAAAACCAATCTATCAAAGTCACTTGGTAATGCATAAGCTGCTGTGCCGTTTGATGTTGAAAATGTATGCTCTTTCTTTAACACTGCCCAATCAGATACACGCATCAACTGCTTACCTTCTCTCTGTGCAAGTGCTAGTAACTGCCTTGCTATTGGGTCTGTATTGTCAATAACTGTTACTGGTCTTTCAAAGCCTGTGAAATCAGCAACATTCTGACAGATTGATAGTAATGTCATTTTTTACTTGTCTTTCTTTTCTTGTGTTTTTTTGGTGCTGCTTTTGCTGTTGGCTTTGACATGAAGTTGTGCGATTTTTTGGAGTGAAACATAGACATCACCCATGCTTTGCAAGATTACACTTTTTGCCTTATCCAACTGCTCGATTGTCTGAATACCTTTAAGTTCAAGTTCAATTTTCTTATCCTCTGAAATGCCTGGTAAATTATTAAGTAAAGTACCAGTGATTTTTTTGTTTTCATTCTTCTTGTATTCTGCCCACTCTTTTGGGAAGCGTTGTACATCTGTTGTTCTTACAGGTGTCTCTAAAATATCTTTTGTATCTGTTACTGGTATTCTGGCAAAATCTCTTATTTCACCATTAAACATTTTTTTAAAAAACTGGACTCTCATAGTTCCCCCATAAAGTTAAAAAGGGGCAAGTTGCCCTGCCCCTAGTTGATTTGCGTATGCTATAAAGGAAATGTACAAATAATTTCCTTGTCAGATATATCGCCTGCGATTGCACAGACGTTATCTGTAACATCAGCACTGACATCTAGTGTACCATCAGCAGAACCTGTCGGAGTTAATGGATCGCCATCTGCCCCTGCGGTTAATGCAATGGTCAAAGTGGCAGGGCCAGAAATCTGAATCCAACCAAATTGTCCATCAGTCATTACAGCTTGAAGAACACCTGCTCCAATCTCAACTGAGTCAGAGAGATCAGAAGTAACCTGGTTGTTCTTGTAGCCGTCTAATGTGTAGTAGTAAGCTACCTCACCTGCTACGGCTGCTGCTCCTGCTGAACCTGTGTCATACTGTACATACTTATAAAGCTTAGTTGGAGAACCAACCACCGCTCCATGTTGACCTAATAAAAACTCAGCCGTATCACTGACTGAAGTTACGTCAATACCTAATACTGGTGCGAAACTCATGCTTTCCTCCTAAGTATGTAAAACGCCTTGTAACGCTCTGTTTGAACAGGTTAAATTACCTGACCAGAACATTGGCACTACAGTGGCATCTTGGTTGATTGATTCCTTAGCTTCACCAGGAACAAAGTCTCTTCCTGCGGCAGTTTCTAACCTCAAGTAATTTGTATTGAGAAAGTACATTCTGCTTGCAGCACAGTTGCTGTCATAAACAACATCTGAGTTAAGATACTTAACTGCTGTAAAGCCAAGATCGGCTAATCTACTATCTGCTACTCTTTGCAGAGTCTGTAGAGTGGCTAAGAAAGTTGTATAAGGTGTTGAACCTGCTACAACTAAGTCAGGTGCATCTGTGCCTCTAACAAGCTGAATATAAAGACTATTCATATCAGACTGAATGTTAGTTGTACTAAACGCACTACTGGTTGCTGTTGCCTGTTTGTTTTGCCAAAACGTAAAAGTTGATGAGTTAATACCACCAACAGTTCCGCTTCCTGCATCCGCAACAACTAACTGTAAGCCACCAATCTCCTTAGAACTTGTACCTGTTCCATCACTGAACAGAGAACTTGCAAGAGAGTTTTCCATTGATCGCTCAAGGTTTCCTATTCTTGCTTCTAAAAGATTGATGATGGCTTGTTCGCCACTGTTCTTTATTTGCTCTAAGCCTGAAACTGTTACGTTTCCTGCTAGCTGTTTATATTCGAAAACGGCTGCACTTAATACGTCAGCAGGTGAAGTATCTAGTACTTCATAGCCGTTGTAAAAAGAAACAGTACCATTATCTGCATACTCCAACTCACGCACTATGTCTCGCCCTGTGATAAGTGTCATGTTACCACGCTCTCTCATTCTGTTAAGAAGAGGATTGTGATTAGAAACATTATCAGCCAGGCTTCTTGACCTGTTACGCAAGGTGGTAGTAATAATTTCTGACAAATTCGGACTTGTCATAATTTACCCCTTTTGTAGTTGTTTCATTGAATATTTAATTGTTTCGTTCAACGTCATACCACTGGGAACTGCTGAATTACTTGGAGTGCCACTACCTTTGACATTTACCCTTTGCTGCTTTTTAGCCTTCTGGACTGCTTCGGCTTTCACCTCTTGCTGAGTCTCTTTCTTGGCCTGTTCTTCTTTTTGTTTAGCCTGCTCTTCAAGAACTTTTGCTCTTGTTG